GAACCCCCATGAGAAGATAAGCCGAGGCGAAAGAGCCAGGCAGATACTACAGGATCAGATGTTTCAGGAGGCCATAACGGCCATTAAGGGCGAGAATTATAAAGATTATTTAGCAAGTACAGACAGTAACGAGCGTGATGAGATCTGGCGGCAAGCACAGGCAATCCAAAAGCTAGAGCAGCGACTGGAATCTGTAATGCAATCAGGGATCATGGCAAGGCAAACTTTAGATAACGGAGCAAACCCATAGTGGATTCCCTAGAAACGCCACAGGATGCGTTGAATTTCCTGAAATCCAAACGAGTTGAGGATACTGAAAGTACACCCGAAGCGAGTGCGGAAGAAATGGTCGAAGAAGTGGAAGCCGAAGAGGTAGAAACGGAAGAGGCCGAACTTGATGAACAACTAGAGACTGAAGAGGACGGAGAGGAATCTCTATTCGTTGAAATAGACGGAAAGGAGATCAGCCTTGATGAAATCAGAGAATCCCTAGGTAGTAAGTTCAGACAGTCTGATTACACGAGAAAGACCCAAGAGCTTGCAGAAGAGCGCAAATTAGTTGAGGCAGCAAAGGCCAAAGCTGACGAGGCACAGAAGCAGTTCGATTCTAGGATGGCAGAGCTTGAAGGACTCTTAGTAGAGCAGGAGAATTCTATTAACTGGGATGAACTCCTAGAGGATGATCCAGCAACCTACTTAAGAGAGAAGCAGAAGCTAGCCAAGAAGGAAAAAGCACTGGAAGATGCCAGAGCGGTAAGACAAAAGGAGTTAGACGCACAGCGTTTAGAATATCTTAATGCTCAGGTTATCAAAATGAAGGAGCTTTTACCGGAGTGGGTTGATGATACTGGTAAATTCACCCCCACGATGGAGGGTAGGATTCCGGTGATTAATCAATACCTAGAGGCCAAGGGTTTTAGTGTAGATGACGTCAATCAAGTAACTGACGCTCGCCTATGGGCTGTCTTTGAGGATGCGGCTAATTACCGTGCCATGAAGAGTAAAAAGCCTGCGGTGGACAAAGAACTTAAAAGGGCTCCGAAGGTTCTTAAGCCTAAAAAAGGGCGAAAGAAGCCTACAACATCAGCATCTGACGAAGCGAGACAGAAGTTTAAGCAGTCAGGCAGTGAGCGAGATGCCCTATCGTACCTCAAATCTAGGAGAACATAATGGCTCAGCCAACGAATACATTCAGTTCATATGATGCAATTGGTAACCGTGAAGACCTTGCGGACTTCATTACCATGATTTCACCAACTGCTACACCTTTCCAGTCTGGTATTGCTAAGACTGTAGCCACTGCTACTAACCACGAGTGGCAAACGGACACCTTAGCTGCTGCGGTTGACACTAACGCAGTGATTGAAGGTGACGAGGCCACAACTGACGCTTCAACAGCTACTGTTCGTCTGGGTAATTACACTCAGATTCTAGATAAGGTAGCTCGTGTTGCTGGTACTCAGAGAGCCAATGATTCAGCCGGTCGTGCTGATGAAATGGACTACCAGATGATGAAGCGTACAAAGGAGATTAAGCGTGATTTAGAAAAGTCTCTTTTGGCTAACAAGGCTAAGGTAGCTGGTAACGACACTACTGCTCGTGTAATGGCAGGTGTTGAATCTTGGTTAGCAACTAACACTGACTTGGGAGGTACTGGTGCTGCACCTACTGGTGACGGTACTGATACTCGAACAAGTGGTACTGACCGAGCTTTCGCAGAGTCTCAAGTGCAAGCTGTTATTGCTTCTTGTTGGGATGAGGGCGGTGAGCCAGATATGATCATGGTTCCATCCAACCTTAAGCAAGATTTCTCTGCTTTCACTGGTAACTCAAGCGCTCGTCAGAACATCGATGTTTCTCAGAAGACTTTGAGTAACGTTATCGACTTTTACATTTCTGACTTTGGAACAATGCAGGTAGTACCTAACCGATTTATGGTTAGTGAGTCTTGTTTGATTCTAGAGATGGACAAGTGGTCATTAGCTGAATTACGACCTTATCAATCTTGGGATCTTGCCAAGACTGGTGACACGGACCGTAAGCAGCTTCTTATGGAAGTTACTCTGTGTGCTAAGAACGAGAAAGCATCTGGTATTGTTTCTGACCTTAGCTAATAAGTTGGGGCCTTCGGGCCCCTTTTTAGGTGACTATGAAAAGAATTGTTGAACAGCGTGGTGATGTAAAAGAGGTTTATCACAAAGATCCTGGTGATGGTAAATTCCACATCGAGGTCGTACAGGATGTTGCTCAATATTTAAGAAGCAACAAGGAATCCCAGGGCGAGTTTCGCAGGGGTTCTAAATGGGGCGAAGGTATGCACAAAGTAGCCTCAGTGCCTGAAGTGGTAATCGCTCAGTGGTGGAAGGAACTAGGGGATAATCCTTTAGCTAAGCACAATCGTAAATGGTTGGCTGCTAAGCTTAATTCTAATGAATACTCGGCATTACGTACTAGAGCAGGAAGAATCTAATGGCTTTAGACAGCTATGCGAACTTGAAGCAAGCTATTGAGAGATTCAGTCATAGGACGGATATTTCCGACATGCTGGATGATTTCATAGACCTTGCTGAGAATAAAATAGATAACAACCTCAGACTAAGAAGCAATGAATTAAGGGCTACTGCTTCAGCTCCTACTGCTGACAGGTTCTTAGCGCTTCCTGATAGATTCTTAGAGATGCGAAGGTTAAGTCTTATAAGTGGTACTAATACACGAGACATTGAATACAAGGCTCCTGAGGCCCTAAGAAATTCTGAATACTCTGGTGAGCCTAAGTTTTTCACCATTACTAGCCAAATTGAATTCGATAGGACTCCAGCATCGGCTTATACAATAGAGATGAGCTACTACGCAAGGCTGGACCCATTAACTAGCTCAAATACTACTAACAATGTATTAACAGATTATCCAAACCTTTACCTATATGGGGCCCTGTCTGAACTTCATAGATGGGCGAGGGATGAGCAGACGGCGAATTATTATGAGCAGGTCTTCATGGCAGAAATAGAGAAGGCAAACTTTCAGGATAACCGGGGGAGATATGGTGCTGCTCCTACCGTTGGCTTGGAGACTTGGACGCCTTGAGAACGATACCTGTTAATTTTATCGGCGGTGAGAATAACTCTAGATCTAGACAATGGTCTAGCCAGTCTACGGTTAATCTTTACATCGACGCTCAGGGATCTGGTAGGTCACAAACGTGCCTACTCCCTTGGCCTGGTGAAAAGGCTTTCTCTTCCGGTTCCTCTGGTACCACTAGAGGAATGATCCTGCACAACGAATTAGTATATCTAATAGTCAATACAGATCTTATTGAAATAGATTCAAGCGGAACTAGGGTTGTACGTGGAACTATTCCGGGTACTAATAGATGCTCGCTGGCTACAGATGGTACTAATCTTGTTATAAGAACAGGTACAAATACTTATTTCTACTCAACCTCAGTTGCAGAGATCACAGATTCAGATCTAGAGAACGCTCAGACCCTTTGCTACATAAACAACCAGTTTATTTATCAAGGAACAGCTCAAAGATTCGGTGTTTCTAATGCCGGAGACCCTACGTCAATAGACGGGCTTAATTACGCCACTGCTGAGAGTTACCCAGACGACATAGTGCAAGTTTATGCCTTTAATGAGCGGGTATATATCGGCGGATCTAGATCACTTGAAATTTGGTACAACTCTGGTGAAGGGTCACCCCCGTTTGACAGAATTCAGCAAAGCACCACCGAAGTAGGCATAGCAAGTCCGTTTTGTATGTCTAATTCGGACGAGTACCTGTACTTTTTGGGGGATGATAACTCTGTATACAGGGTTTCTGCTTACCAACCAGAAAGTGTGACACCTAGTGCTATAGCTAAGGAGTTCCGAGAAGCCACGACTAGCGACGCCCAGGGGTATTGTGTTCATCTAGATGGACAGTGGTTTTACATAGTCCAACTACCTACGTCTAACCTAACTCTGGCGTACTCAGAGCAAACAGGGGAATGGATAAGGCTAAGCACTGGTGTAGATGTAACACTACCAAGAAACCTAATGAACGGCTATGTGTACGCTTACGGTAAGCACTTGGTTTGTGATTACGACTCTGGTGATGTTTATGAGTGGGACTTTGAAACATACCAGTCCAACGGATCTCCTATAGCCTACCAAAGGGATTCAGCGCCCGTGAGTAGCGTTCAGCTCGCCCCAGGCAAAAGACTTCTAATGTCTAAAGCCGATTTCTTTATGGAAACGGGGGTTGGCAACTCTGACGAACTAGACCCAGAAATGATGGTTTCCTGCTCTATTGACGGTGCTTCCTTTACCAATGAAGACTGGATAAAGCTAGGTCGTGAGGGTCAGAAGGCTGGGAAAATAGAATGGTACAACATGCAGAGCTTTTATGATTTACGACTCCGAGTCAGGTCAACTGATCCTAATTTTTTTAGTGTGCACGGTGCTGCTATCACTTTGAGGGAGGCAGGCCGGTGACAATAGTTGATCCTTTTCTCGTCCCTATTCCTAGAAAGTACCTTGAATCAAAGGTAGAGCGGGAATACCACGAGAGATTAATACGAACTATTGATCAGTTAAGACAAAGAACTGGCGGGGCTTCGGATGATGTCGCAGAGTCAGGAACACGTGAGCTATACCCTTGGGTTATTGATGACCCTAAAGAAGAGGTAGTTAATCTACACGTAGAGACAAAGTTACGAGAATTTAGGGGTGTAACGGTTTCGAGTAATTACACCGCTGTACCTTGGGATTGGGTCAAAGCCAAGTCTAGATCTACAGTTACCTTCCCAAAATACCCTGAAAACGGTGATGAGATTATAGTGGCTAACGGGGATGGTTCAAAGATTACCCTTGATGGAAATGGTAAGAATATAAACGGGTCAAATACTGGTAAAATACAATTAAAGTACACATCAATAAGATTCAAGTATTTTCTAGATGATAATGAGTGGTTAGCCATATGAGCTTTGAGCCGGACAATAAAACATTTGAGCAGGCTGTTTTGGATCTACTCCATGAAATGGTTATGGAATTAAAGCTGCAGAACTACATGTATAAAGAAGTTCACGAACTAGATATGGATTTAGAGGATATTTCCCATGAGTGTGATTAAGTCAGGATCTAACGGCAACGTAGCAGACGTAAATGAAGACAGCCAGTTATTAGTGAAGTCTATTTCAGAGTCAGAGCTGGAATTTGTTTCTGAAGAAAAAGGTAACGCTTACTCTTGGTCTTCATCTTTTGCGACTGGCGGCACTGACGTTGATGTTATTTACGTTGAGAACACATCACAAACCATGAATCTGGTTATTGATCAGATTGTGGTGGGGGCGGCAGCTGCTTGCGTGTTTACGTTAAAAAAGGTCACGTCTGGGACTGCTTCAGGCACAACCGTCACAGGCCGAAACCTGAATTTAGGTAATGGTAATTCTGCACCCGCTTCAGCGTTCGGTGATGCAGCGGTTTCTGGCTCATTGACTGGTGATACAATGTTTTATGACGGCGTTGCAGCAAATGAGTTCGAAGTGTTAGATACAAAAGGTGGCCTCGTAGTCACCCAAGACAAAGCTTTATGTGTAACAGCTTCCGCGAATACTACTGTATACGTTACCGTTATCGGTCACTTCAAGGATAAGTAATGCAGTTTACCGCAATTGAAAACGGGCACGGTGTAGTTGCCAACATTAAGCAAGAGGGCGGAGTTTATTCCGGCAATGCGCTGCATGTTGCTACCCGTGAAGGATTAGAGTGGAGCGTTAAATCCATACCATTCACTGATGACAATGGCGGCGCTAACATAAATAAGGATGTTGCATTTAGCGGTACACCAGAAGAAATACATGACGGGGGCGACAACACGTATTGGACTGCAACCGCATTAAGCGGAAATTGGGATTTCACCAGCTCTAGCCAAGCTAACACTGGCACGCAGTCAATAGACGCAAGGGGAACAAACAATGGAGCAGAAGCCCAATTAGAAAGGCCCAGCGGCTCTATTAGCTCTAGCTCGTACACGTTTATAACTGGTTACGTATACATTGGTAACTTTAACGAAAGCAACCACCATATTTATTTCAGGTTTAGGGATGCCGGGGTGAACGTGTCTAATGTGGTGGATATGGCTACTTTTGTAGACACTAACAACGAAGACACATGGCTTAAGTTCGCAATACCCTTAAGCTTATTTTTCGATACTGTAACCGATTTTGATCAGCTAATAATACAAACAGCATCAGATGCGGGAGGGGCTCCTAATTATTGGCTAGACGATATTCAGCTAGAGGAATCAGGCGGAACAATATACAAAGCTGAGCCGCCGGCTGGTAAGTTATTTCAAATAAAATCATTAGATATTGTAATGGCAGATGCGCTAGACACGACGCTTTTAAATTCAACTATGCCTAACCTATCTTATGATCAGATATTGGGCCTCGCATCACTGTCGTCCGGGGTAACTATACGAAGGATAAGAAAAAACAAGGTTGAGTTTTCAGCAAATTTCAGACATTTGGCAGATATACTCTATGCTGGATTTTCTATAATTAACGTAGGGTGCGATGGCACGAATACTTTTATAAAGCTTTCGGTAGATGCGTCCTGGTGGATCGACTTAGACGCAAATGAGCGGGATAGAATAGAACTGATAGCATCAGATGACCTGAGCGGACTTTTGCAATTTAGAGCTATAGCGAGAGGCAGGGAGTTAGTTAAATAATGGCTACAACTATACAAAGATTTGTATCAGAGACCCAATTAACCACTGCGGCCACTAATTTAATAACTACTACAACTAGTGAGAGTAAGTTTATCGGGAAGTTTACTTTAACTAATACAAGTGATTCTAATGTTGAAGTAACTTTATGGGCAATCGCCACAGCTACTAGCGCAACCACTGGATCAGGTGGTAACTGGATATTTAGAGAAACTATCCCCGCCGGTGCCACAGTAACAGTAGATAAATTGCAGGGTCATATTTTAGGTAATTCATCTGCAATTAAAGGTTTGGCTGGAACGGCTAGTGTGATTAACGTTGACGCTTCAGGGACTACGGCTTGATTCGTATGATGGTTAGCGGGGACAAATATATCATAGAGAAAACTGATAATGAGGATGAAATATTAAGTGTTTTGTCTTCTCCAGAGGTTAGGCGCTGGATAGGTGACGACTTTACCAGGGAAAAGTTCCACGAGTATAACCCTGATTATCTTTACTTAAGGGTTGTTTTTTCAGGTAAAACTGTAGGTATATTTGCCCTAGTTCCCAGGGGTTCTATCGAATACGAGGGGCACACAGCATTTCTTAAAGAAGCATGGGGTAACACTCTGGAACCTACGTTAGAAGCCATAAATTGGATTTTTACAAACACTAGGTGCGAGAAGATAACAGGAAGAACCCCCGCAGATAACAAAAAAGCAATAGCTTACAATATACGTGCCGGTTTCATGATTGAAGGATTGAACAGAAAAAGCGTATACAGAAACGGCAAACTAATTGATCAGGTTTATTTTGGAATGGAGAGATCAAGATGGGCATTGAGCTAGCAGCGGCTGGGTTAATCGGAGGCGCATCGATATACGGGGCTAAAAAGTCTGGTGATGCCGCCGAAGACGCAGCAAGGGCCCAAACTGAGGCCTCAAAGCAAGGTATCGAGTTTCAAAGAGAAGCCCTAGAAGCCCTACGTCAGGACTTAGACCCTTTCAGACAGTTCGGTGTATCTGCTCTCGATCCCCTATCAGCAGCAATAGGATTCCAGCCTCAGTATGAGCACGTCCAGAGATTAGATACAGCTAATCAGATGGCAGGTTTAAGCGCAGAACAACAGGCCCTACTTGAGGCTGATCGAGCTGATTACGAAAGACAGGTTGAAAGGCGAGAGCTATTACGTAGATCTTACCCTGGTCTTAAGCCTAAAGGTCTGGCCGCCGCCCCAACATTTGAGGCTTACCGAGAGGCTCTAGGCAGGGAGCCAATAGAGGAAATATCTACAGAATCAGGTAAGGCTGTACGAGTCCCTAGGCCCGCTTACGGCATGGTTGGAACGGTCCCTGGCGCCCCCTCCATACAGACTTCTGGTGACCTTACGCCACCTCAGAATCAGCTTCTGCAGCAAGCCATGCAAGAAAGGGCAGAGTTTGATCCAACGGGTTCACCTTTACTATCTAGGGCTGCACAGGAAAGACTTGATTTCGATCCTTTGCAAAACCAGCTTTTACAATCCGCTGCTGAACGACAAATGGCAATGGACCCTACACAGGCTCTTGGTCCAGAGATACTACAGAATCCTCTACTTAGGGCGCTACAGGATGACGTAACTCGAAGACTTACGGCTAACCAAGCGGCTAGAGGCAAGCTAGGTTCAGGTGGAACAGCAGAAGCCCTGCAACAAAGACTAGTACCACAAGCTATACAATTCGGACTTCAGCTAAACGAACTACAACGTCAGGATATTTCTGACAGAGCTAGATTAGGCGGTGCCCAGGTTGGGCTACAAGAGGCTGCTATGGCCGGTCGTGAGGGTCTAGGGTTCGGATTATCTAGCCTAGAACGTCAGGCGATCTCTGACAGGATGCAGGCTGGTCTAACTCAAGAAGACCTAAGACAGAGACAGGTAGCCAACTTAATGGATGCTGCAAGGCTAGGTCAAGCTAGTGCTGCTCAAGCTGGTGCGGCAGGTCAGAGTGCGGCAAGTCAAATGGGTCAGTTAGCCTTGGCGGGAGGTCAAGCACAGGCCGCAGGTGCTTTAGGACAAGCTCAGGCCAGGAATCAAATGATCGGCGGATTAGCTAGCGCTGGTTTAGGTCTGTTGGGTGGATTCACCCCAACCACAACAATTAACCCTGCCACCGGAGGCTTTAACACTCCTACCACAACACCAGCCACGGCAACTAATTATTACGGATGGATGGGCCCATAATATGGTATCACCAATAGCTAACCCTTTTGCGGGATTAATGCAGGGAGCACAGGCCGCCCAAGGCTTAATGGGCGCCTTCAGGGCTCCTCAACTCCAACAGCTACAATTACTGCAAGAACAGGCAAGGCTTCGTCAAATGCAAGGATTGGATCCTGTTAGCCAGTCGCAGATTGCTGCTAGGGAAGCTCAGACAGAGCTTGCTAGGTCTCAAAGGGCCTCATCTTTAGCTAAGTCACAAAGGGAGCAGCAGAGATACCAGGGGGCAATATTTGGAGCTCTTGCTAGATACCTTCAGGATAAACCCATGGAGGATAGAAGGGGCGTGGCGAATGCTATGTCTAGCATGACCGGAATAGAGTTTACTGATGACATGCTTTCAGATGAGCAATTATCTAGCGCTGCCTCAGCTGCAGATGTTCTAACGCCTAGACAGAAGACACTCGGAGGGAAAGAGGCTAAAGAACTAGGTTTCTCAGAGGGCGCTGTAGTTCAAGAAGACCCAGAAGGTAAGTTAACAGTAGTTCAGGAAGGATTAACCCCCATAAAGCAGCTTGATCTATCCCTTAAGCAGTCTGGCAGGAAGTTTGACCAGGCAGCAAAAATACGGGGAGAGGTTGAGAAGTTTACCAAGACATTTAGAGATGTTGAGGACGCCTACGGAAGGGTTAAGGCTTCTCAGGAAGGGGATGTTACAGCCGCAAGTGACATATCACTAATATTCCAGTACATGAAAATGCTTGATCCTGGTTCTGTTGTTAGAGAGGGTGAGTTTGCCACAGCTCAGCAGACAGGAAGCATAGATGACAGGGTTGTAAATGTATACAACAAGCTAATCTCAGGCGAGAGACTTACAGATACACAAAGAGATAACTTTGTTAATGAGGCGAATAAGGTTTACAAGGTTGGTCTTGAGAAGCAAGAAAAGCGTGAAAAAGACTACGAGAAGCTGGGCGAAAAATACGGCATAGACAGAGAAGAAATAATAGTAAGAACTGGTCAACCTACGGTCCCAGTTGAATTAAAGCCAGTAAATATTGGCGAGGAAGTTATACCAGGCGTAACGAGGGTTCGCTAATGGCAGTTTATAAGATAGGTGATCAAGAGTACGAGGTGGACGATAGAATCCAGGGGGAGGAATTAATAAGCACCCTAGAGTCTCTTAAGGCTCGTGTTTCGACTCCAGACCCAGTACCTAGCACCGATGAGGAATTGATAGCTGGTTTCGAAAGCATTACTGGTGGTGACTACACTCCCGAGCCTATGCCCTCACTAGATGAAAGGGCTAGGAATAACACCGTTGGAGCAATAGATTTCGGTCTAACAACCCTGCTAAGCGCTGTTCCTGCTACTGGCGGGACAATATTTGGATTCATGGAGGGCGTTGCAGATGAGATAGCCTCTGGTGAATTTGGAAGCTATGAGGCTGCTGAGAGAATTAGACAAAAAGCAATGGATAAAGCCCAAGAGTACTCACTTCAGCCCTTTACTGAATCAGGTAGAGGTGTTCAGGAAGATGTAGGAGGATTCCTTGCAGAGTCTCCTACTGGAAGGGCATTAACATCAGCGGGAATAGCGGCGGCACCTATGTCTGCATCACTTGGAATGAGTCCAAACGCATTAAGGTATCTAACCAGCAGAAGAATGATAGACCCTCAAAGTGGATTACCCGTAGGACCATTAAAAAGGGCCCTAAAGAAGTATGAAGCTGGTGTTGAGTTGATAGATGATGTCCCCGACCTGGATCAACTTATCGATACTCATGGGCCTGATAGGGCCGTTGATATAATGGCCAGAAGGAAGATAAGCCGAGGTGAGGACAATAGGGTTTTGGCTGGTTTAAGGCTTGAGAATAACCAGTTGGTAAAAGACCCTTTAGGCGAGAAAGCTGTTAATTCTGGGTTTAGGGCTGGCGATGTAGCAATGACTAAGAATGCCAACCTTGATACTCAATCTGCAATGCTAAAGATGCTCAAAGATAAAAGACGTGAGCTTGCAGAATCTAGCTACCCAAGACGCCCAATTGAGGCTGTCGGCGATGTGATGGTGGATAGGATAAAGATCCTAAACAACAGAGCAAAAGAGCTTAGAGGTCAGCTAGATAGAATTGCTAGGGGTTCGGCTGTTGATGATCGGGCGCTTCCTGGCGCTGGCGTTACTCCTGGATTAAGGGGTCTTAATGTAGACACTTCAGGAATTGAAAGAGCTGTATTAGAGGGTCTTGATAGAATAGATATGGACCTACCGCCGGAGGTTAGAACCAATACCACCCTACTGAATGACTTTGTAAAAGATAAGGCGGCCTTTGCAGCTAGTACTATAAGTGAGGATGCCGGAAGTAAGAGCTTAATTAGAAAGACCATAAAGCTTTTGAATGAGGCTAGAACAGCAGACGCATACGAAGTGCATAAGATTAAGCGCCAAATAGATAGTATGCTTGACTGGGAGTCTACTAAATTCAAGGGCATAAAGGGCGAAGGCGAGGTATTTGCCAAGAATATTAGAAGGCAACTAAACCAGGCCGTAAGAGACGTAAGCCCAGCATATGCATCTGTTAATGATGAGCTTAGCGGATTGGCTGGTGCTCTTGGTGGATTCAGAGATCTATTAAGCAAAAAAATAGACTGGAATGCTGACAACCTATCAGATGCAATTGGCCAGGAGATGAGAAAGCTTGAGACTAACTACGGAGTTCGGCCCGCATTATCTAATGCAGCAAAAGAAATTGATAATCAGGTTCAAAGGCTGGGAATAGACACGCCCATAGATACAAGCAGACTTGTTAAGTTCTCTTACGCCCTTGATGAAAGATTCAGACCCAGTGCTAGAGGTAGTTTTTCTGGCAGCATAGCAGGGACAATATCAGCAGAAGCTGCAGCCCAGCAGAGTGCTACACAGACAGCACTAGGGTTATTCAAGAGAGGAATTGAGAAGCTTAGATCTATAAGCGACGAAGATGCAATGAATACAATGCAACAGATACTAACTAGAGATAAGCCATAAAAGGGGCTAGACATGGCGTGGACACCGATTAGTGGCACAGTACCTCAGTATCAAAAATCTGACGGTACTCTAGCCAGCGATTACTACATTAAGTTCTACCAGTCAGGTACGACCACGGCATTCTCGATGGCTACCGATTCCACTGGTGGCTCTACCTTAGACAAGGCAAAGATTAACTCATCCGGGTATCCGGTTAATGGATCTGATGCGGTATTTATTCCCCATGTTAATCAGACGTATAAAATAGTTTTATATAAAAACGCCACTGATGCTGATAACGACAACACGGCAAATGCAGACTGGGTTGTTGATAACATCGAGCAGTTTCAGGCAGGTACTGGAACAATAGACGCATCCAATGTTTCCTACACCCCCGCAGGAACTGGGGCAGTAGCAACAAACGTACAGGCAAAACTTAGAGAAAGAATATCAATAAGAGATTTTGGGGCAGATCCAACTGGGGTATCGGACAGCTACACTGCAATAAATAATGCTTTAACTTATGCCTCAACGGTATACCCAGAGGGATCTACTGTAGAGATGGGGTCAGGTAAATTCGTAATAAGCCAAGAGCTAGTCATCCCTGAGCGAGTAACCCTGATAGGTAATGGTTTTAGCCAAGCCTCGTCAGCCTCAACAGAAAATGCGCCTACAATAATCTCAAAATCAGGAAATCACACAGGGGTTAGATTAAAAGCTTACTCAACACTGAAGAATGTTCATGTTCTTGGGGAGTCTGGAAACGGCGGTAACGGTATAGACTTGAGGGGACGGGGCGGTGTTTTAGATACGGTCTCATCTACTGGACACGGAGGGGTTGGGGTAAGAGTAGGAGACTCATCAGGAACTAATACCAACCTGTGGAGGGCTTACAACGTAATATGCAGGGATAATACATCTCACGGGTTTTACGCAAACGGGACAGCAGTTAGCCCAGACGTTAATGTTGGTATGCTAATAGGGTATGAGGGACGAGATAACGGTGGTGACGCTCTAGCAATAGAGAACTGCATAGATTGCACCTGGATAAATATCCAATCATTCGAGAACACTGGATACGGAATAAGGCTTTACTCTGGAGCCAAAGGTAACTGGTTTTCTACCACCTACTCTGAGTTAGACGGTGGGGGCTCTGACCACGGCAGGATAGATTCTGGAGCAGAGAGAAATTACATACTAGGAAGGTCTCAAGGATCGGGGAACTGGGAGATAAACGACCAGAATAACTTCTTTTTAGGTAATGGATCTCAGCCGTTTATCGAGACCCTTACAAGGGTGGCTGGATACATACAGAACGGGGCTGGTTCAGATCAGGATTACAAGGAGTCTGTAGACACAGATAGACTTATAATAGAGTCCATGGAGTCTGGTAAATCTTTTACGTCCCGAATGTTTACAGCAGATGGTGACGGAACGGATAGCGTTCAGCAGGAGTTTTACGGCGTAGGGACATCAACGGCGTCCTCAAATAGAGAGCGGATGGTTATAGGGTACAACTCATCTACCCAAGAGTTTGAGTTAAAATCAAATGCGTCTGGTACGGGAACAAACAGAAACCTACGGATAGAGTCTGGCGGGGCTGGAACAAATGAGCTGGTTTTTCAGACAAACGACGTTATGTTTAACGTCCCTGAAGGTATAGGGGATGGATCTAATGTAAACATTCAGGCTCCTGCTATAGGGACAGGTGGGGGGCCCTCCACTATGACTGTTGCTAAGTGGATAAGGGTTAAGGTGGAGAGTGATGGTCAGAGGTACTATATACCTCTATTTCAGTAGATTGTTTAGTGAGGTGCTATATGGAGTATGTAGAATTATTGGAATTAATATTAAACCTTGTTGGCGGTAGTGCATTAATATCTGCCGCTATACCTGTAAAAGTAAAACAGTATTTCCCAGTTATCGGTCAGGTTCTGGAGATACTCGGTGCCAATGTGGCTAATGCGAAAAACAAGGATGAGTAAGTATTTTACCTACTCTGGTGACAAGATGTTGGCGTGCCCTTGTTGCGGTGACAGGGGCATGAACATGGCATTCTTAGATAAGCTGGATTCTATCAGGGAAGAGTACGGGCCAATAAGGATATCGTCGGGATATCGTTGTGCCCAGTATAACGCTAAGTTAAGCTCAACTGGGTTCTGTGGGCCTCATACCACTGGCAGGGCTGTAGATGTTCCGGTCTATGGTGAGGATGCTTTTAGGCTAGTAAAGATAGCCCAGGAAAAGGGCATGACGGGGATAGGGCTTAAGCAGAAAGGTCCGCACAACAAGAGATTTGTTCACCTGGATAATCTATCTAATGGGATACGCCCTTGGATATGGACCTACTAATAACAAGAGTGTGAAATATTACCAATGCAGACATGGAAAAATGGAGGTATCGTGGAGTCTGTCACTAACTGGATCTTCGAACAGGGATCACTCGTTGTTAGCTACGCAATCGGTGTGGGGTCTACGTATATCTTCATGAATAAGGTTAACCAAGAAAGAATAGCTATGATGGAGAAGTCTATGGACTACTTCAAAAGTGAGCTAAAGTTGCTTAAGGAAGACTTAAGGCAGTCCGACATTAGATGTGAAGAACGAGTAGCTCAATCTGCAAAAAGATATCAGGATGAGATAGAAGACCTCAGAAACCTTTTTCTTGAGGCTCTAAAGTCAATCAAGGACTAAAATAATAATAACAACAGTCCATTATGGAGAGTTGTTATGGCAGACGTTACGGAGATAAGCAGCACACAGGAAGTATTTCAGAGAAAGATTTGGCAGTCTATCGAATACGCTCTAGAGAATGACCTGAGCTTATTGGAGATAGTCGGGGCGCTCGACACTATAAAAACTTCAATCATGATCGGTGACATGATCGAGATTGAGGTGGAATGCGATGGATAACCTAACCCCACGCCAGCAAGAAGTACTCGACGCATATAACAAGGCAGGATCGCACAGAAAAGCAGCCGAATTACTTGGATGTAGTAAAAACGCTGTAACTCAAAGCCTAAATCAAATTAAAAAAAAGGCCCTCATGGGTCAAGGCACCCAGACCCCTACTCTAGTACCTTGTGAACCTGGATTCACAACCAAAAGAATATCTACCGCCAAGCGTGAAGACGGAACAATCGCCCTTCAATGGCACATACAAGAGCCTGAAAAGGTTTCTCTCGAACAAACCCAAGAACACCTAATAGAAGTATTTTCCTCGATAAAACCTTGTAAACCCCTACCCCAACCAAAAAGAGTAATGGCTGATCTTGCTAGTTGTTACATTATTGGTGACCATCACTTAGGAATGACTGCATGCGAAGAAGAAACCGGCCAGGATTGGGATCTAGAGAAGTCAGAAAAGACTCTTATCGAGAGTACACAGCGGCTCGTGGCGAGGTCTCCAGAAAGCCATACAGGCTACCTAATAAACCTTGGGGATTTTCTGCACGCAGACGACAAGACAAACAGAACGCCGAGATCTGGACACGCTCTAGATGCTGAGCACTTTTGTAGAGTCGCTAGGCGGGCTGGGATTATCCAAAAGACCCTTGTTGAGTTGATGCTACAGAAACATAAGAAAGTTGAGGTTATCAATGTTAGGGGTAATCACGACCCTAATTCAGGAATGTGGCTAAACGAAGTCTTAAGAGCGTACTTTTTAAATGAAAAACGTGTGAATATTGCACAGAATTTTATGAAGTTTTTATGGTTTACTTGGGGAAAAAACCTTGTTGTTACTCATCACGGGGACGGTATTAACTGGGCGAGAATGCACCAAAGCGTGGTGAGTAATCTTTCTAAGGAATGGGGAGAATCAGAGTATCGCTTTGGATGGACTGGACACTTACATCACGAAGAGTCTAAAGAGATAGGAGGCATGAAATTCGAGAGGTTTGGCGTACTCCCTCCCCCGGACGCATGGCATGCAGGAGAGGGCTATGGTGCTCAGCGAAGCATGAATTGTATTGTGTTACATAAACGATATGGTTTAGACACTAGGTTCCAAGTAACTGTTTAATAGTACCCCCGAAGCCTATTGGTGTCGTAACGAATTACGGTCACATAATGCTCAAACTCGGGGGTCATGCTATCCAGTATAAAAACCCGTTAATATTAGCCAGGATCACAATAAGCAGTAAACCCATGTTTTTCTAACTGTTCTTTAGCCCACTCGTAATATGATAAATCGTTCCAAAAGCTCATATTATGTAATCCTTTTTCGGCCTGTTTACCCCACTAAAGCCTAATCTTTTTAACTCTACCTCAACTCTAGACACCCTGTCCTGTGTCGTCCAGAAAGCCACTGACCCTTGCCACCAAACTATGTCACCAGTAGAAACATGCTTAGAGTTTGTATCAGTTTTAACAAAAATGGCGCATTCGGCCCCGCGGTCTAAAGTGTTTATCCAAGTCTTTCCATGTTTTGTATGTAAAACCTCTGTAACCGTACCGCCAACACTCATAAAACCCCCTCAAGTTTGGAAAATGCCGAATCAAAACCCTTGCCCTTTCGTGCGCACTTCCACGCTTTTTTAAATTTTGAAACATGTTTATATGGCAGGTTTGGCATGTAGTTAATGCAAAAATCATCGAAGTCTTGCGATTCTTTGGCCATTTCTTGGAAAAACTTTTTAACGTGTTCGCTCATTATATCAACCCCTCAATCATTACTAAGACAGAAACTAATACCGCAACAGATGGTGCCCAGTACTCCCAGTTGAAAAACTTTTTAGCTTTATCGCTCATTTTAAACACCCTATTTGAACAGTTATGAAAACGCCCACGGCGAGTATAACGCCGCAGGCTAATGTTGATAGTAACCACTTCTTAGACGCTTTTGTCATCCTGATACCTTCAAAGATTCAACCGGAACCGCTCGCTGGTTTGGCTTCTCCTTTGGGAAAGACTTCGAGCAAAAGTACTGCGTCCAACCTGTCCCTTTCTCCTCTTTCGCTTCTCTGCATTTTGCCAAAGATTCGTAGGTTTTCTGGCTAGTTATCATGCCGTGATCTTTACCGATAAGATCATAACTAGCTGCATTAGCCGTACCGCATAACATTAATAATATGATCGCCTTTTTCATTGTTCGTGTCTCCTACATGCGTGATCGTCGTATTCGCCCAGATCAACCAGTGCCTTACCCAGATTTTCACACGCATCAAACTGTTCAAACTGTTTCGTTTTTTCTGGTACAAGTTGATCGTGCGTGCAATCTGTTAAATTTGCGGGGCATAGAAATAGTGTCAAAATAAATATCTCCATTATCTACACCTCTCTGGTTTTGGCTTCCGTAAAGCTGGGGCCAGTGGACTAGATGGTAATCCGCATGGAAATTTCTTGTCCCACCGCTCTATCTCCTCTGCCGTAAGATGATACTTCTCGTCTTTGTAATCAAAACATCCTGTTAGTGATAAAATTGCTACCGCTAAAATTAAGTACCTCATTCCTTGAGCTCCTAAGTTCCAACATCCAATATGTCATCACCGCTCTCTGCCATCCTTCTCAACCAGTCCACAACTCTTTGCTTTTGGACCCCTGCTCGGTTGCTGACAGTTTGCTGACTTACCCTCTTTCCGTTCCCATACATCCTTACCCTTCTGCCTTCCACTTCTGTTTTATCCACCAGTTCTAGAAACGCTCCTGCAATTCGTTCCTCTGGCGGAATTAGTTCCAAGTCCGATGCTGCGGGGCCTGGAACGAATTCTGACTCCCCGTTTATGACACTTTCCGCAGGCTCGGGGTTTGTGACTTTCCCTCAGATTTCTCTTTTTTGTCTTTTCGTTCCTCTTCAATTAATGCTTTTTCACGCATGTAAGATCCCATACCGTTGCACACTGACATCGCTACGGAGAAGAACATCATCATCCATGTAATAACAATTTCACCAGCGATAACTAGGAACCCCACGTCAAAAGCTGCGAAGTCGGAACCCCATTTCCCAGACTCCTTGGCTTGATCGATCGCAATCTTAGCAACCATGTTTAGTCCTGATGTTGATAGTAGGATAGAGCAGAACACAGCTAGTGTTAGAACTGTGTAACTCCATCCACCCCCGACACGGGCGCAATCTTGGGCAAAAATAGGTATACGATATGATATCCCCATGGTGGCGAACCAAAGACACATTGCACACATAATCATGAGAGGGGAGGGCCACATATAAATCAAAGTGGCTCCTAAAATGCAGTTAATCCCAAAATCACCCGTCGATAAAGTCCACTTAGTTGCGTCCTTTGGAACTATCTTGCTATACAACTCCGTTATTAAGCTCATCCTTAAGACCCTCCAGTATTTCAATCCCTTTTAAGTGCAAACGATCTTTTTTAATTGCTGAACAATAGTCCCGTACTGCGTCATAGTTACTAGTCGTGAATCCTCCTGGCAGATGCCAAACAACAACACCTTGCGCTCCATCTACAGGCCCAGCTTTAACCACCGGAACCTGATCCAATTCCACGTCCTTTACTTCATTAATACCCCATACCATATCCTTAATCCTCATTTGACCACCTTTAAGTGACTACCTTTACCCCTTTCTCCCTTATTCCAAAGTTCCGCCGCCATTTCGTTTAGGGACTGCTGAGCGCTTAAAGTTAACGTCTCGTAGTCCATTCCGAAGTCAGTGGCTATTCCTTTTAAGATCTTATCAATCAATACCTGTGCAAATTCAAACGTATATTCCTCAGTGTACATTTGTAACCTCCTTGTTTAGCTCCCTATTTAACTTCTGCTCCAACCAGTAAGGGCAGGGTTTGTTTGTATCTTCCCAATTCCACCCGTTTCCCCACCTATGAATTGCTTTCCTTAATCTCCTGTCAAAAAAGAAGGCCTCAACAACATTTGGCCTTATGAGCATGTGTGCTATGTATGAACAATCAATACCAGTTCTTTTTTCTATACATCTAATCTCTACCTTCATGACGTCCTCCTTATATCCTTATAAGTAAGTATAGCCAATAACCAATGCTTAAAAAGATCTTTTTATTATTAGTAGAGTTAGTTTTTATAACTAAAAAGCCCCACCCTTTAGGGGAGTAGAGCAGGGCGTAAAATTATCCGTATCCGTCTCCGTATCCGTTTTCGCTTCCGTCTCCGTCTCCGTATCCGTCTCCGTACCCGTTTCCGTCTCCGTATCCGTTTCCGTCTCCGTATCCGTATCCGTCTCCGTTTCCGTATCCGTATCCGTCTCCGTTTCCGTCTCCGTTTTCGCTTCCGTCTCCGTATCCGTATCCGTATCCGTCTCCGTCTCCGCTTCCGTTTCCGCTTCCGTATCCGTTTCCGCTTCCGTATCCGTATCCGTCTCCGTCTCCGTATCCGTTTCCGCTTCCGTATCCGTTTCCGCTTCCGTTTCCGTCTCCGTTTTCGCTTCCGTCTCCGTATCCGTATCCGTCTTCGTCTCCGTTTCCGCTTCCGCTTCCGCTTCCGTCTCCGTTTTCGCTTCCGTATCCGTATCCGTTATTCATTGTGGGGCTCCATTGCTATTATTGACTCTTCTGATTCAGGTGTGCATATAATTATTTCGCAGTTTTCTGTTAGTTCTATGTCAACTTCACAGCCCACTTTACTAGATGAATGTAATCCGTAATTTGCAACGGCACTTAAAAATGACCCTTTTTTTGCTTTCCAATACCAAAGGCGCCTAGAATCTTTAAGCACGCACGATCGACCGTTTTTACTAACAAGAGTGCCAGCGTGCACACCCGCATCTCTGCATCTAACAATAACGTACTTACCTATACCAAAATAACAATCATTTTCTGTTTTCGATTCTCCTGAAAAAATTCTGGTTAGTTCTTTTGCTTGTCCGATAGTTAATTCATTGATATTCATTTTATTTATCCTATTTAACTTAGTTTGTGACTACATGCTTGCGCGATGGTAGCCGCACCGACGAGGAGGGGTGATCAGAACGGAATATCAAAACTTTCTCCCTGCGGGGATTGGTTTTGATTAAATTCCTGTGTATTGGGTGTTACATCTCCCTGTGAGGAGTCCTTCCAAAATACCTTTGCGTTACCTAAATAGTTAGGTTTAACTTTTGCATCCCGCTCATCCTTTGTAAGGGCTTGCGTGATGCCACCGTGATATCCGTATTTATCCTCTTGGTTAGGGTCGATAAATACTGTTAGATCAGCATATACGGCCCCAGTTTTAGCTTTGAAAAACTTAGTTTTATCTAATTTAGTAACGTCGATCTTTAAATTTACGCCTATTTTCATGATGTATAACTCGCTGCTGTTCTGATTACGGCCTTTTCTTGTTGAGTGAAAAAACCACCGTTTGACTTAGCTACCCAGATAGCTGATTTCTCATCTTCTGACATTTCTCCAAATATTTCCTTTATAGAACTGTATTTCTCATCATCCGTAAATTCACCATGTATGTAGCTAAGTATGCTAACCGCAGCAGCCTTAATTGCTTCCATATCGACAGGCTTTGGCTTTGGTAGGTCTTCACCCTGATAAATATAAAGACCCAATCCAAACAAACTTAAACACTTAACTAGGCACCTCATGCGAGCATCACTAACAGCTCTGGAGGAGGGGCTAGGGATTGCATTGTTTCTATTGTCCATTACCGGAAGCCACATACGTCTCGAGTGGTCACAGACTGTGACCTCTACCCACACCTCAACAGTGCCATCTGAAAACGTTTCAGAAGGGAGGGTCTGAAATGTTGCGGTAGGGTAGTGCGCCATCATCACGTCCCATGCGTTCGCCCAACTCAGGTACGTTAAACCCATTTTTTTCTCGGTTAGCTTCGATAAATCCACTTGTGATAATGTTGAGTAAATCGTAGCAAAATCGCTCATTCTCCAGTTCCTCCTGTTGTTGCCACATGCTTTATCCTCTCCATTAATAAACTACACATCCTTTCAGATACTTCCTTTAGTGCCTCACTTCCTTCCTCTGTAATTCCTATACAGATCTCCTTGCACTTCTCCTCAGACAAACCATTATCTAGTGAACCAAAACCTGCAATAGAATCTATAAATGTCTCATTGAGCAACTCAGACCAGCAAGAGTAGCTAATGTAATGCCTAACGCTTGGCCACTCGCTCATTATGTCTCCGTTTAACCAATCTTCTAAGTTCATAGTGTCTCTCCTTGTTTGCATGATTAAAGAATAGTATATTTGTACGTACAAAAACAAGTGCTGAGTTTAAAAAAACACAAAAAAGTGAAATGGAGGTTTACATGCAAACCAAAGCAGTTCGTATGGAAGTCAGGATGACAGCAGAGGAGAAAGAAAGACTATATAAGTACGCAGAAAAGGAGGGCATGACTATATCTGACATAGTAAGAAGAAGCGTTGATACATATATAAAACAAAGGAATAAGAAAGCGAAGTACTTATCACAAAAAGATACATAATATTTATTGCGTTATCAGTAAATCATACTTATAGTTATATCAACAACGACGCAACAACAGGAGCAAAGACATGAAATATGCCGCAGAATGGAATCAGGATCTAGACGGGTATGTAATAACATTTTCGGACGGAAAAATAGCCCACACACAAATAAACGTTAACGACAACAGGCTGCATGCAGACTACGGGTGCAAACTACTTGAGCGCTACGAGGAATACGATAGCGACCTATCCGAGGAACAGCACATTGCAGTGAATGAATTTGTATTCGAACAAAACAAGGAGGATTAATAATGGATGAACGGGTAATGACTCAAGCTGAGGTTTTTTTTAGTCAGATCAAAGAGGTTAATTTTGAGTGTGTATTTGGAGGAGGAGAGACTGAGTTAGTTTTCACGGATGATTCAAGGGCCTATGTATTGGATGGTGAGATTTATCATGAGGGCATGATTGATGATTAAGGCGCAATCAGAGGCAAATAGGTGTAATGAGCTTAGGCACCACTTAGAGCGAGACAAAGAGGAGAATAGGCCGGAGGACGTGCTAGAGGTCTTAATGTTGGCAACGTCGATAGTAGCTGGGGCGGGAGTAATAGGTAGTTTTATTTTATTTTTAATATGGATGAGGTGGTTATGATTATTTGGAAGATTATTTGTTCGCCAATTTTAACAGTGATCTTGTTTTTAGCAATCGGAGCAGCAATGACGGACGCATTTGGAAGTGAAGGAGTTGAAGAGATCAAAGCGCCTATTGAGGCTCCAACATGTGAATATGACAAGAGGTATAAATGCGGATGAAAGAGCCACTAAAACTAAGGATCTTAAAGCAAGCAGCCGGTTTACTACCCCATCAGCATAGCACCACGATATCAGGACCGGATCTTGCAAAGGAGGTTAAATGCACACAGCCGATAATTATGTATCACTATGAGACTATGGAGCGGTTGCTTAACTTGGCAATGGATTGGCTAAAGGACAACGACAGGGACTTATGGCAGATGGCAATCAATCGAGAGATGCTGTGTGTTAAGAGTAGGGTAAAGAAGCACATTAACAATGAGATGGGGATAAAATGAAAAAGGGAGTTAGTTAGATGAGAGGCGTATTTATATTATTGGCACTTGTGCTTGTTATATTCAGTCGGGTTGCATCAGCAGATTGTAGTTGCGAGTGTATTAATGGACGGGTTCAAGGTGTATGTAGTAGCACACTTGATATAAAGCCGATTTGTGCGCCTAGAATATGCCCGATCCTAACACCAGGCATTAGGCCTTTGCCTAGTCTTAGAGTGCAGCCAATTGGCACTACTAGGTGCAGAAAAGAGCAGGTATGGAACGGCTATAG